TTTCGTTAATTGTATTTAGTTTACCACCTGTTTTTATATAATTCATACCATATATATAAAAATATATGGCTCTCCTATATGGACTATTTATGGTTAAACAAAAATTATTTTTATGGTATAATAAATATGTTTAAAAGAAAATTGGCTGGTATATATCAGATTTATAATAAAATAACTGAGCAATATTATATTGGTATGTCTACTGATATATTTGGTAGATGGGGTAGTCACTATTCTGATATAAAAATGACTAAACATACTTCAATTAAATTGGTTGATTTATGGAATTCATCACCTATTACTGATTGGGAATTTAAAATATTAGAGATTGTAAGTAAGACTTCTCATAGAGAAGAAACAGGACTTAAAGGTAAAGCGTTAGATTCTTCGTTTAGAAAATTATTACTTAAAAAAGAAAAAGAGCATATGAAACAGTGGTCTGTAACATATGCTCTTAATAAAGATAATAAGTGGTTTAGTTGATTTTTTGCTCCGAGATACTAATATCTATTATGGTTCTGGCATTGAATATATGAATGTTGTATTATTATATTATTTATTTATTATTATTTTATTATTTATAAACTTACCTTCACCAAAAAAATATTTAATATCTTATTCTCTATATATTTCTTTACCTTTGTAACATTTTCTTTATAAATTAATACCTCATCATGTTTAAGTATCTTATTCATATTTAATGACCCAACACCTTCTACCATTATTGTAGACTCCATTTTGTGTGTTAAGTGAGCTATCTTGTTGGTTTCTTTAAGTAAGTTTAATTGTTGTATAAATCCTGGATATAAAAAATTAATAGCATCTACAAATTCACCAGTCTTTAATTGATCTTGGTTAAAAAATCTTACCATTACTTGTAACTTTACTTTTTGTTTTACATCTACATTCCATTCGCCATACATTATTTTACCTAATTTCTCATAAAATAAACCATTTTCTACATCTTGTTTATAATCATTATTACCTATTAATGATGACAATAATAATGGTTGACAATTTGGTATATCAATACTCTCTACTGGTTTATTATCTATTCTAATAAATGGTGTAATTAATGCTGGTAAAGATGCTATTGAAGAATAAAAGCGACCTTGTTCAGATATACCAAACCATAGATTATTAACATTAACCTTTATTGCTCTCATAATATAATCCATAATTCTATCAGCATTTAAATATCTTTCTTTAAAAAAGCCATTTTTTATGGTTGATTTTAATTTTATATTCTCATTGCTATATAAAAAGATTACCCAATCATTTAATTCTATTTTAGTCCTATAACAATCTTCTATTAAATGAGCATATTTAGGATATTTATCTAACCAATATTCTTTTGATTGTATATTATGGAATACTTTATTTAAATCTATATTTATTTCTGTTGTATTTTTGTCGGCAGTAAAGTTACATAATACTCTATAACTTTTTGGAAATGTACCATATTTAAACTTATTGTTTATATCTAATATGTTCGCATTTTCTAATATAGTTAAAAAATACTTATAACCATACTTTTTATCTATTTTTACATAATATTTATCCAATGTTGTATTATGTATATTAATATAATTGTTGCCATCTTGTTGTGACAATATATATAACCATAATTCTATACAGTTATTAAAAATCTTTTGCTTTTGTTTTTCGTTAAAATCCATAAATGTGGCATCTATATTTATGGCTTGGAAGATAATATCAACCAATGGTGTTGGAATTGTAATGTTCATTGTAGTAGTTTTATTTTTAAGTAGTTTTTAAGAGGCGAGTGGATTGTCGACATCCACTCATTTATAAACTACTAAATCCTCTTGTTATTATATATATTATATTTGTAATACTCCCTTTGGCTTTTTTTACATATTTTTTTATAATATATATATTATATTTTTAATGCGACTTTTGTTCTTTTTTAAATATAATTATTATGAAGATTAGCAATTATGTAGTCCTTTCGGACTTAACTGACGAAATTACTGGATTTATATTACCAGCAGGAATTATAAAAGAAGCATGGGTTGATTTTAAAGATATGAATAATGAACCTATTAGCGAAATAGCATGTAACAAGGCATCTATAATGATAGATGGCGATTGGTACTTAGTTGATTATATAGAATATAAATTAAATGTTATATCAATGGCTGAATGGCGTGAATCACAGATTGATAGTATATTAAATTAAATATGAAAATAATTTGTTAGTATAGAATTATTTTCGTATCTTTGTAAAAACAATAAAAAATATGAGTAAAATACAATATAGAACTTATGAAGAAGCGGAATTATATGCACATAGTTTAAATTTAAAAAATCGTGAAGAATGGACAACATACTGTAAATCAGGTTTATTACCTGATGATATACCAAAGCATCCAGCCAGCACATATAAAAATAAAGGATGGATATCTTTAAATAATTTTTTAGGCACAAATAGATGCTCATGTAAAAATATAAGAAATTATGAAGAAGCAAAGATATATGTGCAGACTTTAAATTTAAAATCTCAAACAGAATGGTTAGATTATGCTAAATCTGGTTTATTACCAGCAGATATACCAAAGAATCCACGAAAAGTTTTTAAAGATAAAGGTTGGATTTCTTTTGGTGATTTTATAGGCACTGGAATAATTGCACCACAAAATATGCAATTTAAAAATTATGAAGATGCAAAAGAATATGTGCAGACTTTAAATTTAAAATCTCAAATAGAATGGAGGAATTATGCTAAATCTGGTTTATTATTACAAGATATACCAAAAGCACCCGACAAGTTTTATAAAGATAAAGGTTGGATTTCTTGGGGTGCTTTTTTAGACACCGGCACGATTGCGACACAAAATATGCAATTTAAAAATTATGAAGATGCAAAAGAATATGTGCAGACTTTAAAATTGAACAATGTTGAAGAATGGAAAAAATGTGTTAAAGATGGATTATTACCAACAGACATACCAAAAGGAGCTGCTATATATTATAAAGATAAAGGATGGATTTCTTGGGGTGATTTTTTAGGTACAGGCACAATTGCGACATTTAATATACAACACAAATCTTATAAAGAAGCGGAATTATATGTACATACTTTAAATTTAAAAAATCAAAAAGAATGGATTACTTATTGTAAATCTGGTTTATTACCAAATGATATACCAAAAACACCAGATATTGTTTATAAAGATAAAGGATGGACATCTTTGGGTGATTTTTTAGGTACTGGTAATATAGCAAAATATATTATAAGTAGAGAAATAAAGCAAGAAGTTTTAGATTTCATTACTAAACTTGAACCGGTTATGAAGACTTTAAGTTCAATAAATCTTATTGTAATAATACAGGCTGCTAAAAATGGTTATTTTTTAGAAACATTAAGAAAAAATACTGCCTTTAAAAGATTAATTAATGCGGATACAGAAGAACAACAAAATAAAGCATATGAAGATTTATATTCAGGATTAAATGGTGATACTGATACTTATGATGAAGATGATTTTGATATAACTGAGGATAAAACTTTAACTTCTGGTAGAAGATTAAGAGAGATGAAAGCCATTGATATGGTTAATTTATCTTCATTTATGGATAATGAAGTTTATATATTTTTACAAGAATCATATATAAATGAATGGATGAATGTATATGTTAATGATAAAATAACATTTGCCTATTTTAAGAATGAAATATTTGAGAAGAATGGTTTTTCTGATACATTAAGAACTAAACTATTAGAAAAGATATATAATATAGAACATTGGGATTATAGAGGAAGTATTGAAGGTGATACTTATATATTTCCACATGATTTATATATGGAGCAAAAAGTATTTGCCTATGAAATGTATGAAAGAAATTCATATATGAACCTATCATTACCTGGTGCTGGTAAAACACTACCTTGTATAGTAGTTTCTAAATTACTCGGTGTTTGTAATACTTTAATTATTACTTGTAATGCTACTATTGATACCTGGGTTAAAGAAATTAAAAAATCATTTAACCATAATCATATTGTAATAAGAGAAGATTTAAAAGGTAATAAGAAATGCACATTTGATAATAGTGGTACAAAGTGGAACTATTTAATTTTAAACTATGAATATTTCCAACAAGGATTAAATAATGACATATTAGATATATTAAATCAATATCATTTTGCAGCGGTTATTATTGATGAGATACAAAAGGCAAAGCAAACTACCGAAAAAGAAGAATCAATAAGAAGAAAAACATTATTAGGCACCTTAGATAAAATCTATAAGATGAATAATAGTGTTAATTATGATACAAAAGTAATGTCACTAACAGGCACACCTGTTATTAATAATCTTTATGAAGCTAAAACTTTACTTGAATTGGCATTAAATAAAAAATTTCCAGAAATCAGTGGTAAAAATGATGTTAATAACGCCATTATGATACATACACAATTAGTCAATAATGGTATTAGATTTAAACCACAATACAATATAGATATGGATATTAATTATCCTATAATTGACGGACAAGAATTAGTTAATGACTTATTATTGATTGATAAGAAGCATCCAACATTACCTATTGAACGGACTATTCTGAATCTTAAATTAGAAGCAACAAAACATTTATTAAAAAAAGGAACATTAATATATTGCGAATATATAGATGGTTTAGTATTACCTATTAAAGAATTTTGCGAACAACAAGGATTTAGTGTAGGTCTTTTTATAGGTGATGATAAAGCAGGTAAAGATAAGTTTGTAAATGGTCAAGTTGATATACTGATTGGTTCGTCTTGTATAAATACTGGTATTGATGGCTTACAAAATGTATCTGATAATATGATTGTTTATTCTTTACCATGGACTAATGCTAACTGGATACAATTAATCGGTAGATTATATCGTCCAGGTCAAACTAATAAAGTTACAATTACAGTACCTATGATAAATATAGAAACAGATTGTCAAATATGGTCATGGGACAAACACAGAGTAGATAGAATTAATTGGAAAAAAACATTAGCAGACTGTGCGGTTGATGGTAATATACCTTCTGATAAAATTATGGATAGAGCATCATTAGAAAGAACTGCTATAAATTCATTAATAGAATGGAAAAAAAGAATTGAAGAAAATGGTATGAATTCTATTGACAGAACAGCAGATGAGGTTATATTAGAAGAATTAGATGAAGATAATAGAAGAAAGTTTAAATTAGGCAGATTTTCAGAAATGAATCAAAATTGGAGTGTGTCTAATTCTGATACTATACAAAAACAATTAAAAGATAATCCAGAAGATTGGTTTGAATATCACGAACTATATAAAGAAGCTACTAAAAATTGGTTAGAAGTACCAGTCTATAATATAGCTGATAGAATTGAAGAAGGTGCAATTGTAGGTGATTTTGGTTGTGGTGAAAATCTTCTGTCTAAAAAGATTTCTGATAAAAATATAATTTATCCATTTGACTATATTGCGGTAGATGATTCTGTAATTGAGTGTGATATAAAAAATACAAATTTACCTGACGAAACATTAGATGTTGCTGTTATATGTTTGGCACTAATGGGTAGAAATTGCAAAGATTATATAAAAGAGGCATATAGAACATTATCAATTGGTGGTAAATTATATATAGCAGAGCCAGCAAGCAAATGGAAAAACAACGAAAAAAGATTAAAAGATATAATTGAAAGTTGTGGATTTAAATGTTCTGATATATATAAAAATACAGACAAATTTATTTACATAGATGGTATTAAATAAAAAAAGCCATCCAATGGATGGCTTTTAAATAAAAACAAGTTATTCATTATGGATGAACATATATTATATTATAAAAAAATTAATTTGTTTATTTTTTTGAATAATTTTGTCAAGTCAATAATTATTCGTATCTTTGTATAAATAAAAGCAAAAATATGAATAAAGAATTAAATTACAAAAATATGAATAAAGAATTAAATTACAAACTTAATGTGATCTTATCAGGTATATTAATAATTAGTGATATAGATGATTACGATGAAAGACTTAAATTATCAGAGGCAATGTATGATGATTTATCTAAACTAAAAATAGAACTAACTGGCTATGATGGATTTGAAGAATATATTGAAAAACTTAATGAAGATATAAGTAATGGTGAAGATATAACTAATGGTCAAGATATAATGTTCTTACTAATAAATAGTTCTTACTAATTTATAATAACAAAACTACATATTAGTAAAAAAAATACCAACCGTAGCGAGGTTGGTATTTTTTTGCCTTGCAGCAACATAACGGTCCTATGGCTATGTGAAGCAGAAGTTGGATTCGAACCAACGACCTTTTGATTATGAGCCAAACGAGCTGACCACTGCTCTATTCTGCTTTGTCTATATCATCTATTATTTCCTTTGTTGTAGATGAACCTCTTTGTATTGTCTTTTTTAACAAATCCCATAATGACCAACCAAATAAAGTTTTAAAGCTCTCATCCAAACTTTTGAATTCAGTTAGTCCGATTAAACCTGCTGCTACTTTTTCGAGATGTAATCCACTACCAATTAAATATTTATCTAAAAAATATACTGATATGATGGCTAAATTATATAATAATATTTTACCAATAGTATTGGACATTTTTCTGCTACTAATGATTTCTTTTTTGGTGTAAGCTCTTATTATACCGAAGATAAAATCTGCCGCTATTAAGAATCCAATAGTTAATAATAATGTCTTTATCGGACTTAATATAGCCACTAATCCTATTAGTAAACTATTGGCGTGGTTTAGTAACCATGTCTTCATCTTTCTTCTTTTTTATTTTTTCTAAAAAAACCATTACTTTTGTAATAGTTTTTTTTGATATTTTTTTATTTGCCATTATTGTATAAATCCTTGTAATGTTGCTATTATAGAATTATTATAAGATATGCTCGCAGATGCGCCATATTGAGAAGTAGTTAAACCTGATAATACTAACTCTACATCTTCTATTTCTAAGCCTAAATTAACATAATCTTCTGTTAAGAGTATATTTTGTGCCTGTAAATCCGCTATATTACCATTTAAAATATCATTTACTGATTGTGTCATTATTGTATATTATTTTTTAACAATTTAAATTATCATTTGTTATATTAACACCATAAGGTATTTTCATTCTGTTATCTAAATATATACCACCAAAATAATTATTAGACTTTGGAGTAATTCTATCTATACCACTGGTTGCCCAGTATTCAGGAAAGAAACCAGGATTATTTATAATATATTCTCTTATTCTTTGAGCATAAAATTGTGCGGTTGATTCTATATCCTTTCTTAAATATTGGATTTCTTCTAAACTTGAAGGTTGACCATTGTCAGATGATTTGGTTGATACTGATTTGTTAGTCAAGTGATAATTTATATATGGTAGAGCCATGTATACCACATATTGTGCTTGACATTTTTGTATAAAAGTATCTAAAAGAAACTGATATTGACCTGCAATTGAACCATCAGCAATTTTATTCATTAAAGTTGTATATAAAGAAAATCCAATCACTTGTTGAATATGCATATCCTGAGCGGAGTCTATAAACTTTGTTATTAAATTCGCATCTACATTTGAATCAATAATTGTAGTTTCTATAAGGAATTCATATGATATAAATCTGGCGTAGTTTGACATTATTTTATTTGTTCTGTTGTTGGTCCAACTGTAATTGGATTTGTGTTTGTGTTAATCAATAATTCGGCAGTATCTCTACTGTAACCATGATTGACTAATAGTTCTATTTTTTGTCTTGCATCAATAGTTGATTGTAATATTGCTAACATGTCACCTACTGATATGGTTGGTGTTAAATTTGTATCATATTTTTTAATAACGATTTTATCAGTTAAGCCATTTATTCTACCTAACATATTAATTATTTTTTCTAATGACCTCTGTTTAGCAGATATATACATTGCCTGAAATACTGATAAAGATTCTAATAGTTCATTTTTATGACCACCTAATTCACCACTTATTTCTAAACCTAATAATTTCTTATCAGTTAAACCGTGAGCCGATACTATACCATCTAAAACATCTTTCTTTAATTCGATGAACTTTTTATCAGAATCGTTTAATTGTATTGGTTCTATTGTTGGTTTTTTACTTGAATCTTCTGTAAATGATATGATAACATTACCACTTTTTTTTGCACCTTCGTATTCCATTTTTAATCTTCTTACAATCTCATCTCTTTCTTCGTCAGAATTAGGCACATAATTAAAGTTAATATGCATTGATGGACTAAATTGTTGCATAATACCATGTAGGTGAAATTCGTTAATTTGATAATTAGTTTCCATCATATTTATACCTGCTAAATATTCTGGTACTGGATAAAAGTTATTTGAACCTCTATGTTCTTTGTAATAAAGTATCTGGCTCGCTTCTGCTCTATTTATTGTTGAAAATGCAGGATACAAAACTGGTACATTGTTTCTTATATTCGTCCAATCAGAAGATATATAATATGATTCTTCTTCTACATTAGTTGCTGGTACAGCTATTCTTACATCTAATGGTGATACATAATTAATTTCTGCTATTTTTGACCTATCTTTTGACCATCTTATGTTTAAACAATAACCACCAAATATAACATAGTCTAAACTAATTTTTGCTAATATTTCTTCAAGGTCTAATTCGTTATTTGGATTGTTAATAAAATTAATTGTTTCAGGACTCCAATTGGCACTTATAAATCCATTGCGTCCTATCATTGATGATTTAAGATTTACTATTGCGTTATGTAATGGTGATCTATTTACCAAAGACATTAAATAATTTGGATATAAATTATTTTTACCAAAGTCAATAAATCCACCTCTGTTCTTTCTTTCTAAATATATTGGTGCTGATGGTGTGAAATCATAATTACTAAACGACATTAAACCGGCTTTTTTATTTATCATATTTATTATATTTTTTTATAAGTTATAAAGGTTGGTATATTATTATAGGTATTTGTTATAGATGCAGTACCTTCTATAATTAATATACCAACCTCTACTATTTTTGATGCTGATGCTACTGATAATATATATGGATAATTAGTTTCGTAACATGTGTATATATAAGGACCCTGTGGTGCTGATATTATACCACTTGTAGCACCATAAGTTGCTCCTGGTATAACTGAAAACGAGAACATATTATAAGTCCATGGTGTAGGAGATATATCATCAGCCGCAAAAACATAATTTATATTAGTATCCGCATCATTTATATTCCAAATATAAGAAGGCGAAGCACCTATTGCCTTTTCAGACAAAGTTACTACTACATTCTGTGATTGATTAATATCTAAATATATCATTTTTTCTTTTTTTGAATTTTTTCTTCTGTAAATAACCACTGCATACCAAAATTATAATAATGTATATACATTTCAGGATCAACCATAAAAGCATTTGTTACTTTTTTAGTAAAAGGACAAATAAAGGTTAAATTAATAAATTCTTCTTTAATTCTCATAATTATATATATAAAAATATTACTTTTTATTATAACAAAACAAAAATACCGACATCATGTGCCGGTATTTTTAATTCTGCGTGGCAAAAAGCGTGAGTTTTGCTAATGTACCACTATTATTTAAGCAATCAATGCTAATGCTGCCGCAGCAGTCATTTGATAAGCAGTTACCTGCTCTTTACCTTCAAAGGTTATTACAGCACCATTAAGATCACCCATAGCTTTACCAACACCTGGTGTAGCGGCTGTGACTCTTGCGCCATTTTTATTACCTATGTACCAATAGTTACCATTCTGATCGATCACAATTATGTGCCATACTCCCTGCCCCAAGGTGTTAATTAGTGTAGAAGCGGTAGCATCTAATTTTTGTAATGTAATGTTTACAGTTTGTGTGTACATACTTGTACCATTTTCTATTGAGAACGCACCTGCTTGTGTGAAGTCGGCTGTCTCCAAAGGTTGGTTAAAAGTGTAGAATGAAGCAGTAGTACCAGTGAAACCTGTAATTTGACCTACATTTGAAGTAGTACCAAGAATTGGAGTCATATTGGTAAAAGCACCTATATATACATTTTGAACGCCACCTGTATTGTCTCTACATTGTAGAGGAAATCCTGATGTTATTAAGCAACTCATATTATTTATAATTATTTTTTATTAATTTTAATATATAGGGCGGTTTTATCCGCCCATTATATTATATTTATTTAGATTACACCTAATACGATTTGATCGTAATAAGCAGCATTGATACCAATTTTGAATTTAGAACGGAAGTTAACCGCATCTGTTAATTCAGAATAGAAGTATTGGAACTTTTGGTAATCAGCAGCGTCATCATAACCATAATAAAGGTTAGAAGCGTTTGTTAAGATAAAATAAGATTTACCATTAGTTACTGCGTTAAAACCTCTTGTAGCAGATATTTTAACATTAGTACCTGGATGATATATTTCGTATATTAAACCACCTTCTGATTCAAGTGCATTGAAATGATAAAGGTTAGCTGTTCTTAAAGCTCTTACATATGTTCTAAAATTAGGATAAGACATAAATAATGTTAAGTCTGGCATATTCCAAATTGAAGTTGGTGTTTTATCTACTATTGTATCAACAGTGCTAATTGCAGTTGCTAATGTGTAAGCCGCTGTTAAACCTGCTGGTACAACTGATGCACTCGCAGAAGTTAAGATTAAAGTGTGTAACAAACCATTACATAATGTAGTTGCAGTAGAACTGAATGTACCAGTAGATGAACCGCAGATTAAAGAATCTTCGATTTGTGCTTGAATTTTATCCATTTTATCAGCTACATATACTTTTGAGAAAGCTTCTGTAACATCTTCGTTATAAGAACCAAGTTTCGCATACATACCGTAGTATTTGCTTTCAAAGTCTTTTACGCAAAGAACTTCTGCGCTTTGTAACTCACATACCGTTAATGTGTTTTGGAATGGAGTAACTGAACCTGTTGGTGACAATACTGTACCACAAGTAGGTGCTGTCAATACCAAAGAAGATCTGATAGCGTTTATTACCTCAGCATTTTTGATACCTGGCATAACAGAGATTTGATCTACAAATCTACCTTTTAATACTGCTTCTTTTTGAATCTCTGGATTTAATTGATTTACATAATCCACAAGGTTCGCTAAATTAATTGAACTCATATTTTTGTTTTTTTTTTATTAAACCTTAATGGTTTTAGTTTTTATTTATTTTTTTTGCAATTTCTCTTATTTCGTCCATAGTAACACTATTTTTAGTTGCTACATCTTGAACCATCTTTTTACCTACATTGGCTTTTTCGCCAGCCGGCTCATTTGATAATTTAATAATCTGCTCGGACATTTTAATAGTTTTATCTTCTATATCTGTCGCCTTTTTCATAGTGCCTGATAACATATTCATAATTTCAGCAATTTGAGATTCTAATGCTTCAATTCTTTTAGCCATTAAGCCTTTGTCTTCCATCATTTCATCTTCAATTTCTGGCATTTCATCTTCTACTTCTGATATTTCGTCAGGTGATACTTCCATAATTGTAGTTCCACACATTTCAACTTCTTCTGCTGGTGCTTCTACTTCTGCTGCTGGTGCTTCTGGCATTTTAACTTCTGATACTAAATTGTTTGTAATCATTATTGATCTACCATCCATTAATTTATAATCACCATTTTCTAATGGTATTTGAGTACCATCAGCATTTACTTCATAAATTTCTAAACCCGTTGCAATATCTGTACCACCTAAAACGATAAGATTTTTACCATCTACTGTTGTACAAGTGTAGTTTTCAGTTGCGAACATTAGTTTTTTAAACTGTGCCTTGATATTATTTAATAATTCATTCCTATTCATAATTATATATACAATTATTTTTTATTTTTTTACTTTTCAGTAAAATTATTTTCTTACATATGCCTTTCTTTCATCCAAATATCTCACAATCATCAATCCTATTTTTTTAGAATAGTATTCTATATCAGGCAAATTGTCTGTAAATATAGCGGCATTCAACAAGGCTTCTAACTCTATAAGCTTTAAACAAAGTGTTTTGTGTTCCATTATAATGTATATAATTTATATTCTGACATGCGTCTCTTTTTTAAACCATTTAATACTATACCTGCTGCTTTTGTCCATTTCATAAACTCTGCTTCTATTGTTGGATCATCTGGATTAGCATTTACTTTTTTTAATAATGTTGATTTTTCAAAAGCACCAACACCTACATTGTAGGCGAAAGATGTTAAAGCTGCTATTTGGTTTTCGTTAATATTAGATTTAACTGCTTTTATTACTTTGTCATAGAATATTCTAACCGTTAAAGTTAATAACATGTCTGCCTCACTTTGTGTTATAGTATCACCTATTTTAACAACTTTACCATCATTATAATATGTATTACCAAATCCAATTGTTGGTATACCTGCCGGACATAAATATGCTTTTAATTTACAACCTTCAAATTCTTTTATAATTTCTATTGCTTTTTTCATTTTGTGTCCCATTTAGTTTTGCATATGGCGTAAGCCTGAGAGTTATCTTTTGCTGTACCATCATTTATAACATAAGGTATACATCTACCAATAAACTCATCTTCTGTTTCTTTTTTACCAGGTTCAACAAATGATAAAATACTTGCTAATTCTATTTCTGTCAATGAATCAATAAATTCTTCCATATTTAACATTTTAGACATGCTTACTAACTTTTGTCCTAATATACCTTCTATGCTAAATCCTTTTTTATTTTCACCTTTAACTTGTTCTTGCCAAAACTTTTCATCTTCTATTTTAACTAACATAAAGTGTGAGCCAACTGGTAGATTAAATCCGTATAATTTTGATTTATCATACATTGGATCTTCTACTATCCAGTGTTCGGTTATATAACCTTTAACCATTTCATTAGTGTGTTCTACATTTATAGACGAATTATTATTATTCTTAAAAAACTTTTGAACTATTTTTTTAATTGTGTCTGGTGTAAATCTTACCATGTATTCACCAGATTCGTCTGACCTATAAATATTCTTATAAGGTATCATAGTAGGTCCTGCTAAAATCTGTTGATCTTCTTTTACTGCAAATTCCATTGAGAAGTTTTTACTTTCGCTTACTCTTTTACCATAAAGTTTGCTATTAAATCTTTTCTTATTAGCTTTGCAAACAGGACATACACCAGTTTTAGTAGCGTATGGTTTATTTTGCCAATATCCTCTATCGTCTATAAAGCATACACAATTTGGATGACATGGTGGATTGTCACAAAATGTATCAGCAAAATCATGCTCATGTAAATCACTACAATCCGCATCTGGTTCCTCATCTTCATCATTAAATGCTATACCTTTAACTTCTATTGCTGGTTTTGCTACAATTGATATAAACTTAATACCAGTTACATCTTCATCATCACCTATTTCAATGTCATATAATGGTAATCTTGTTGTATCATATTTTGGTTTTTTCATAATAATATATATTATTTTTATTTAATTTTTTAATTACCTGCTCCTGATAAAGTCGATCTTGTTTCTAAAACATTAACTTTATTCATAACATTTCTTATATCACTTTCGTAAACACCTACTTTTATCATGCTGTTGTCCTTACCTGGTCTAAATCCAACCATACCATTAGGTCCTATATTTTGATTCATATAACCTTGACTAAAAAATGGATTCTTTGGTGTCTGTGCCATATCTGGTGCTGTTACATTAGTTGAACCACCACCAGCACCAGCAACACTACCACCACCTCCATTAAAATTAAACTTAGTTGTAAGTATTTTTGCTAATTGTAAGGCACCCATACCTATATTTATAGCCGTCCACGGCATACCACCAGTTAATGGTGAAGCAGCAACAGATTTCATAACAGATTCAGATGTACTCATTATTACACCAGCAGCGGCTAAGCCTTGTCTAATTACAAACTCTTTTGAAGCAGCCTTAAATGATTGTTCTTCTCCATCTTTTCTTCTTTGATCATCTATATTTTGTGCTATATCAGCCAATAAAGTGGCACCTTCTAAACCAGCCTTAAAATATGACATTTGTCTATCAATCTCTTTAATTTTAGCCGCTGTAATTGCTTCTGCTGTATCTAAACCGGATTTTTTTATTAACGCATTATATTTTGCTTCTATTTCTAATTCCTTTTCTTTACGATTGATGGTATTATCTTCATTTAACTTTAACTCTTTTTGTTTTTGTGCTTCAAGTAAGAATAATTGATTACCATAATTTTCTATTAATGCGTCAGTTTCGTCTTCTAAAACATTTTTATATTGATTAGCAGTAGAATTTAATTCTTGAATTCTAACATTATTAATATCTATTAGATTTTGTGCGGTATTAATCCTTGCATCTAATAAATCTTGTTCATACTTAATTTGTTTTAGTTTGTTTTCCTCATCTTTATTATCACCTTCTTCTCGTTTTTTATTATAATTAACTAATGTATTATATCTTTTTATATCAAGTGCATCTAAATCTTTCTTTAAATCTAAATCTATTTGTCCCCTTTCGTTAGCATTATCAGCCAATTTTAATAAATTACTATAATATGTTAATATCTTTTTTTCTTCTGCATCATAAAGTTCCATCTTTTTACCAGATTGTAGTTTAGATTCATCTGTTAAAACAGCTTGTGCCTCTCTTGTTTTTTCTAATTCTATTTTAGCTCTATCTGCTTGTGATTTCCATATAATTTTATCAATCTCTCTTTGCTCCAAAGTAGCATATGTAGTAGCCAATTTTTTAGAATCTTCTAATTGTTGATTTGCAGACTTTAAATTATCCTCATTTATTTTCTTATCTTCTTGTAATCCTTCTAATTTTAATTTACTTTCGTTAGCAGCCGCATCTTGACCTAATGATAATCGTGTTGTATATTCTAATCTTGTGGTTTCTATCTGTGTAGTTACCGTGTTTATACTTTCTTCTGCTATTCTTTTTTGATCTTTTAATTTTTCTTGTAAATTAGATAAATCAAACTCTCTTATTTTTTTATATTTGGTTTTAACTTGTGCTATCTCTCTTTGCGTTGAGTCGGTTATTAAATTATCAAATGCCTCATCAAGTTGTGTTTGTATATCATAAGATTGTACTGCAGCTTTATTAGCCTCCTCTGCAACTGTTGTATTCTTTTTTATTAAAGCATCATTTAGTTTAATTTTCTTAGCTATTAATGCCTCAGATTCTTTATCATCACCTACTATTGATTTAATAGCTTTCTCAATTTGTAATAAATCAGATGCTAATTTTTTCAAATCAGATCCAGGTAAACCCATTTGTTTTTTTATTTCTAAATATCTATCAAACTCATAATTTAAGTTTTCAATCTGTATTTGTTCTAATCCTAATGATTTAATATATGCTTCTAAATCACCTTGTGCTACACCTATATTATTATTTAATTTTTCAACCATTAAATTATAATGTGCCATACCACCAGCAGTAGCAATTTGCTCCATAGCATCATTTGTGCTATTGACATCAGCAGTTAATCTTAAAAATGAGTCAGATAAAATCTTGGTTTTTGTATCAGTTAATCCAATAGAATCTGTCATTTGTAAGAAACCATCCTTAACACCAGTTAATATACCAGTTAAAGACTTAAACATTTTACCTGCTAATCCACCTTTATCACTTAAAGCAGATAAAGCAAGCACAGCAGCGCCAACACCAAGTCCAGCTAATAAAAGTTTGCTTGACATCAATGCTTTACCTAAATTACCCAATGAGGTTTTTGCCTTTCCTATACTTTCACTAAAATTAGCTGAACTAAACTTAGTAATACCATCTGCTAAACCATCTATACCTATTGATACTTTTGTAAAATCAAGATTTTTCAAACCTTCACCAACTAAACCTAAACCAGCGTTAACTCTTTCTAATGGTTCACCTGTAATAGTTCTTAATCTATCAGAAGCGTCACCAATTTTGCCTTCTACTTCACCAATAGAGTCTTTTAACCTATTAAAATCAGCCGATGTTTCATCAATAGCACTTAATTCAGAGTTTAAGTCTTTGAGTAATCTGGTTAATTTTCTTAAATCATCCGTTGCAGATGCCGCATTTATTTTAGCGTCTATATCTAATTCAATCTTTTTATTATTTGTTGCCATATTAATATATAGTTTTTTTTATATTTATATTGATGATATTTTATCCACCGTTAAAATAACTGATGGTATTGCCGGTCTTGTCGGATTGCTCTGTGTTCCTTGTGAATATATTCTCACATCTGTATCCACTGAACTCCACATTAAATTAAAATATGATGAGGCTGTCATCGGTTGATAAAAGTTCCAAGCAGCAACCACTTTGGCATTATTACCTGCTAATGTTACTCTTGTATTAGACCAAGGCACATCTACTCCATTATATCTTAACCATATATCAGCATCATCTATACCACCACCTGCTTTATCAAATTGTGCGCTGAATTGTATATTATATAAACCATCATAATCAACATAAATATCATCATTAACAATATTAATTGTTTTAGAATCAGCGGTTGAATTAAATCTCATTTTATTTGCGGTAGATGCTGTTGGATTTGTTTGAATCGAAGTATCATAAAAATTACCATAAGAATTATTAAAAGGTATTTGTCTCCAACCAAGTCCATCAGTTTTTACATAGATATTTTCATCATCTTTTACTATACTACCAGACACACCAAATGGATCTGTATAATTATTAGGAGTATAAGTCTGTATAAGATTACAAGGCAAAACTGCTCCTTTTATATTTACATCTTTATCTGGTCCTATATAAAATTGATTTGAATCGGTTATAGATTGAGAGTTTGCTATTATAAACAAATTACTTGCTGACGAACCTACACTATTATAACTACCATATAACTGCACATCATTTGAATAAGTTGCTATTACATTATAATCACCATTAAGATATAATTTACTATTATTAGAATATAATGGTATAACAGAACTGGTTGATGAATCTGTAAATCCTGATAAATCTGGCGCAATATAACCACCTTGTATAGTATTATTATTACCTAAAATATAATTATATTTTGTATCTTGTGTTACATTGTTTGAACCATTTACATATACAGATTCACCGCTTACTATATTATTATTACCATTTATAATTAAATCTTTATTTATAAAATAAGATAATGAACTATTATTATTACCTAATAGTGATATATTAGTTCCTGATATATTATTTGAATTACCTGTTATAAAAACTAATTGTCCGTTAATTGAATTAAAACTGCCGTTTAGTAGGGCACCACCATATACAGCATTATTATTACCATTGACTATTTTAGATCCTTCGTCAGTGGTTAAGTTATCATCACCATTTATGTTAAATAGTTTAGAATAAGATTTATTTCTTGAACCTAATATAATACCGTTATTGGTTTGAGTTTCATTATCATAACCACTAAAAAGGACATTACGAGGTACTTGTGCTACAAAAAGTTGTGACATATATTTTATTATTTTTAGAATGTTGGTGATCCACCTGATGTTGGTATTGATGCACCACCACCACTTACAAGATATATACTGGTTGAACGAGGTGTATTTGTTGAACCTTGATATGTTTTTCTTGGTAGATTTGAGTTAGATCTTAATAAAGTAACAGTACATAAATTATTTGTACCTGGTGTAAATCCTTCTATACTATTTACTTTATAATATCCATCTACACCATCTATCGTTAATAAGATTTGTTTATAAAAATAAAAGTTATTTATATCTTCTGCCATTAAGAACATTTTACAAGTTACAAATCTTGAATCCATATCACTTAATTCTGATAATAATGACGCCCAATAGTTATTTACAAGATTTTCAAAGAACTGATCTGTTGCTACTGGGAAGAATTCACCTCTTGTTTGTCCCCAATTTACAGCATATGTTGGTGTATATGGATCGTCATATGGTCCAGCATATGGATATGTATCAGTTAAACCGTTGAATATATAAATCTTATCTTCATTTTTTGTTTTTATATATTTTCTATATAAAATCCTATAATTTACATTTGTAATATTATTACCACCATTAGAAGATGATTTAGCATTATCTCCTGATAAGAAAACTGGTAATATAAATCCACCTGTTCTTAAAATTGGTGTACCTGTGGTTGATATTGCGTATAAAGGACTCATTGGTGTTGGTGAAAAATTAGATTCTATCTTTAATTCATCCGTTAAGAAGTCATTATCTATACTATAAATATATTGTCCATAATTTTCATTAGTATTTTGCTTATATTGTTTATTATAATAGTCACCATCTTCTTTAAATGTAAATAATGTTCTCTTATATTGTGTTTCAGCCAGTAATTTAACATCAATTGGTTCTGATATATCTAACTTATTAGTCCAATTTAAAATATCAGAACTTAATGTATAATACTCATCTCTTGGTTCTATTATAAGTTGGTTCGGTATCTTACTTAATTTAGTTGGCTCAATATAAAGATTATGCATCCTAACTATATCCTGAATAAAATCTCTTTGTTTAAGATTTTTTGGTATACAATCTACAAAAGATACCGTCATACCTGGTATATAATCTGGTGATATATCATTCCAGAACTTAGTTTTTGGATCAGCATCTGAACCATTATTATAACCAGCAAGGTCAGTACCTGTCAATAAATAGGCAACCATCGGTGGTTTATATGATGTAAAGTTATTATTTGCAGCAGTTGGTGTTAAACCTAATCCAGGGTCTTGCATCTGTTGTCCTCCATATTTACAACCAAATGTAAACACAACTCTTACTTTTTCGTTTGGAAGAATAGGTCTATTACCATTTAGAACTATACTACCTGAATTACCATACAAAGGATCAAAATCATCACCATCTAAAAATATAGTTTGTAATTGTAAATCTTGATACCAATCACCATAACCCGGCTGATGTGTTGCTTGAAAATCCACATTATATGGATCTACTAATGTTGTAGGATTAACACCACTGGCCCATAAACCTTGTAATCTGGTATTTGGTTGATTATATCCATCATTATAATAAAATGCCAAAGCATCTCCACTATTAAATCTAAATCTATTATTACCATTTTTAGCCGGTGGTGATGCTGTAAATCCTCTTTCGTCAGTGCAGAATTCTCCTAAATATCTATTAGGTCCTTGTGGTACAATTATTTTTTTACCTCTCGTAAAGCAGTTTGAATTACCATTTTTATCTGCAATCCAGTGAACTATTTTTTCTGGTATATCACCTATATCTACAACTCTTGCAGATGATGTTATACCTAATGCACCACCAAAGTCACCTGGTATTCTATAACCTGTACCTGTCGCCCAAGTTGGATCATCTGCTCCTGTTATTGGATTTTTTGAACGGAAGAATTCAACCTTCATTACATATCTATAAGATTGTGTTGTTATTGTTGTGCTATTTGGTACACCATTTTCTGAGTTATATTGTAATGAATAATTTGTCAATATATCGGTATTTACAACAAATCTTTGCTTAAATACCGTACCTGATAAGTTTTCATAATGACTCGCTGTTAAATTATAAGTTGATGCTGATCCTACCGTTGTGTTAAATAGTGGATTTGTGGCTCTCGTAAACGGAATCGTTTTCGAATCGTAAATATAAAATGGTGAGGTATTATTTAAGTAAGCATTTTTAGATGCTATATGTGCTGGTAAATCAAACGGACTTAACATATAAGCATTATACCATAGTTTTTTTAGTCCATTATTGGCTATAGGAAAAAGTACTGTGTCTATACCTCTCGCATTTACAATTGCTTTTATTGGTGGTGCAGATGCCGTACCCCATTTTGTTTGATAAAAATCTACATCGTATGTACTATATTGACTTATAGTTGAAGCAGATAGACCTACAAAGAATATCTTATCTTGTGTAATCATAGCATCAGACTGGAAGTTAGGATTACTAAATGGTATAACTAAACCACCAAATCTTGGATCCGCAAAAGATACCGTTGTGCCGCTATTTGCTGAATTATTTGTGCCTAAAAACTTTGATTGATAATTATATCCATTTGATTGAAACACTTTATCAAAAATAGTTTTAATATATGTGGCTGGCTTAAAATGCTTAAAAGATAAACCATATGAGCCTGTTGCTGAGAATCCTGATATATCATTTAGAGTCCAACCATAGCCATAATCTATTAAAGGAAAATAAACACCTCTGTTATAAGAAAATAAATCATTACTCCACGATTGAGTTATACTTGTTAAGTTAAATGTAAAGTTATATTCACTAAAATCTATATCAGTAAGTAGCTTATCACCCATATTGATATAAAATGAAGTGTTATCAGCATATATTACAGCCTCAATTGACTTATTATACTCATTTATAAGGTATTTTGTTAATTGTATATAGCCTTCTAATACATTTATACCATCCTCTAATACATTACATCTTAATTTCTTATTAGGATTATATCTATTTGCTACTGGTGTAAATGATGTAGTTGAATTGAACTCTAAATTGGTTGATAAGTTAGTGGCATAGCCAAACACTTGCCTATTTTTAGGTGTGTCTGGTAATGATATAGTTTTTGTATATGAACCATTACTCTGTGATATATCTTTTATTGTGTTAATTGAATAAGTTACCTCAAATGATTCATCTTGAAATATATCTAATACCGTATTAAAAGTATCTTGCTTAACTATTATTTCTAATGCCATAATTATGTTTATTTATATTTATATATATTAATTTTAAAAAGATTATTTTTGCTTTTTTATAATTAATTGAATACCGGCACACTATACTCTTACTGCGTCTTCGCCAACTGGTAGTTGTGTTGCTCGCCGCTACAAGCAAATGTGATTTTTGTGCTTGGAGATGTCAGTATCTATTATGGTTCTGGCATTGGATATAAGAATTGTTACTATTATATATTTATTATTATTATTTATTATTTATTGTTTATTATTATTCTATATTATATCATAGATGTTGCAGATCTTTTGCTTTACTATTAGTATACCTACTTCTTAACACAAAAAAAGCTACCCTTAGATAGCTTTTAATTTAAATATTATACCTATTGATGGTGTCCCTCGTGAAGATATACCACCACTTATTCCTATATTATTTCGCATTAGAATTAAGTTCATATTATATGACCCATTATAGGTTGGATTACAATATAATATTGTCTGTGTTTTCTGCTTTATTGGCTTTAACATTATGTTCTCCAATTCTATTTTAACAGATCTGCCTATTATTTGATTTTTTTGTAGTGTATCATTTATAATTATTTTATTATTACCTGATTTTATGGTATCCATATATATATTTTTAGAATAAAAAGAATCTATTACTTTAACCGTATCTATATGTGGTGGTAATTCGGTTGTATCATGTTTAATATGGTTAATTATAATTGGTTTAGATTTAACTTCAACAAATGATTTTAAGTTGATTGTATCATACTTTATTCTATCCCTATACACTATATTCTTTTGTTCATTTAACACAAAGAAGCCTATCAGAAATAGCAGCATTACTATAATTATATTCTTTATCTTATCTATCATATTATTCACTTTATTTTTTGGCGACAGCGAGTCCAATAACGAGCGATAGTCGCAAGTAAAAGTTGGTGTGCCGTTATCTTACGGATTCTGAATGCTATAATCTTGTGCCATTTTATAATTTAACACTAAATTGAATAATTGGTTTCTATTAGTAGTTTTAAATTCAAAATTGGTATCAGTTATTACAATTGGTATATTTACACATTCTAATACTGAGTTATCCTTTAATGTATATGTATCATAAAATAAGAATACCTGCTGACTTGTTATTAATTGTTGTAAATATTCATATTCTTCTTCGCTAATCCAATCAGAGTTCATTTGGAATTCATCAGTTGCGGTAATTGATAGAATATTTTGTCCTCTTAATTTACTAATTCTAAATGGATTAGCAATTGAAGTTGAACTTACTACTGATCCTGCTGGACCTACTAATCTTCTATCATATTGTGTTGGTGACTTAAATTCTTTTCTTTCAATAGTAGTAGTTTGTTTATTATCCTTGTTAAAATTCCAATAAGCCCATGTACCTTGTCTATTTAAGAACTTAATTCTTACATTTTCATAACGACTACAAGGATTTTCTGCCTTATACCATATTGATGCATAGTTAAATTGTGTAGTTGTAGCTGTTAAATAACCTTTTATACTAAACTTATAATAATTACCTACTACTATTGGTGTGCCTGTGGTCGTTGCATTACTTGCGAATCTACCTTTTTTATCAAATAATTGAACTGTAAAGCATTTGTAAGGATATAATGTACCAGATATAGTATCAGTTAGAATATGTTGATAAGTTGATACAGTACCACCGTATGCGTTATATTCTACTACTTCTAAGGCTACTAATCTATTTGTATCGGCATATAAATCACATAAAAATCTTGCTCTCTCACCTTGTCCTGGTCTAATTGGTATAGCGTGAGCCATATCATAACCATAATCGTTCATAAATCTAAAATTGGATGCAGTTGAACTTGATAATATAAATCCAGGTGATACTGCACCATTTTGTCTAAAATAATATATATTATCAAAGTTAACACTAACTTCATCATATTGTCTTGTACCATTATAACCATAATAGGTAGAAGTTGTACCATATATTTTTTGTATATTAGTAAATTGTCCTACTATATTACCGCTTGATAAACTATTTAGCGTTGGACTATTTATTTGCCAAGTTTCTATATATGTGTCACCTGTTAAAGTGAATGCATTAATTACTTGTGCTTGTCCGTCATAGTAAGTATATAAACCAGAAGTAGTTTTAATTGTTATTATATCACCTACATTTGCAAAAGAGTTAGTACCAGCTATTTTATATCTTGAATAATCTCTATATACACCATCAGGTCCAATTGCTCCAACTGGATTAATACTTGAAAATGTGGCATTAGGATTAAACTCTAAACCAAATCTCATGTTATATTTTACTATACCATCAGTTTCTGGTGCAATAGTAGGAAAATTATTTAAAGGCGCACCCCAACCAGCCTGTTCGTTAACATATTCTGCCTGTCCTATACCATAATAGGTTTGATTACCTGTTTCATATGGATATGATACATAAGATTTTATAACTGCTTCTGGATTAAATACAAAATAGTTATTCTCTCTACCAGGTGTTTTAAATCTACCTAATGCTGTTGATACAGTAGGCGCTTGTATTGCTTGATTTAGAATATTTATATCACATATTAAGAATGGATCGGTAGCAGTTGTGTTAACAAAAGATGCCGTAAATGCAAACCAATTTGGCGCATAGACTGGACTAAACTTAGATGGTGTTTGATTAATTGATATTTGTGGTCTTGTGTATGATGCTGTTGCCATTATATTTTCTTTATATTTATTTGTTTAAGGTCTTTGAAGGTATCATCTATTAATTTATTTAAATCAAGTAAACCACCATTTGCTAACTCATCCATTACTTTTTTATTATTAAATAGGGCAGTTTTTGATTTTTCTAAAACATTTGTTGGTTTTATACCATTTCTACTTATACCTCTTGATATGGCCCAACCAACTTGTTCATAATTTTTATATTTAATACCCTTATGAGTTAGTCCTAATCCTTTTATTTTAGCCCATTTACCTATCTTTGGACCAGGTGGCATTCTGGCTCCTTTTTTTCTACCTTCATCTACATTTATTAAATAGGCATTAGCGGTTATTTTCAATAAAATCTCATTAGAAGTTTCTGTTAATTGATAATCTAAACTTTCTATTAATTCACCGCTTGCCTTTTTATCAGCTATTATTAATTGTTTAGTTAATTCTTTAATATATGCTTCACCAAACTTTTCAATTGCCTTCTTAAAATAAAATGTTGATAGTGCCATACTAATATATATCTTTTTATTTATTTATATCTAAACCTTCTAATAATTTTTTAATTTCTTCTAAATAGTTACCTATTCGGCTATCTTTATTAACCAATTTTAATATAGCTTCGGTTTCTTTTATTAATTCTTCTTTACTCATATTCTATATATTAACTATTTGTCATTGCCGCATCTATTGATGTTAAATAATTGTTTAGATTATTGTATAATATAGTTTGGTCTATTGATTTATTACCTATAAAAACAAAAGCATATCTATTTTGAGTACTGCCATTTGTTATTTTTGTAACACCTGTGAATGTGTTTGCTACATTAATACCAGGAAATATAATCGGACCAGCACAAGTTGAAGCAGTTGCCACCTGAGAAAAGTTAGGTGCCGCAATATTTGTAGTAAATAACATACCATTAACATAATAATTATACATCAAATTACTAACTAATGTATTATTTTCTCTACTTATTGAATAAAATCCATATGGATTAGAATATAATTGTGATGTATCTGTTGTACCACCATAAATAGGATTATTAGTAGCAATACTGGTTCTATTGCCATATAATTGTAATTGATAAGCAGTAGTTTGATTTAGTGTCGCTAATACAATACCACTTAATCCATTTTGTCCTGCTGATGAACCCATATCATAAATAAATCCACCTGGTCTTGTTGGCATTTCATTTGTATAAAATCCCATTACTCCACCATAATTCATAGCCGACTGAGTGGCTGATTCTTTTGTAGGATCATATGGTTCAACATTATTATTAAAATTACATACAACCGCATTTGGATTAAAGTTTGTATTTAAGAAACCAGTAGTAGCCACACCGGTTGTTCTCCATCCTTTTAATGTAGTAAATACTAAACCAAATTGAGGACTCGCTGTATTACCTATTGTTAAATCATAAGTACCAGGTTGAGCCCAATTTATTAAACTTTGTGATTGTGTAGCAGCCGCCAGTACATAAAAACAATCAAAAACATCCTTCAATTGTTGAATACCTAATTCACATTTTAGATTTATAATAAAGTTATTTATATCATCCGCATTATCAGGTAAATTAAAGTTCCAAGCATTAAAAAGGTTATAAGTATCCTCATCCAGTTGAGGTGCTGGATGAGTTCCTTGTTTCGCCGATGGTGAGACTTTTTGTCTCCATATGTTTCCAATAACACCATTATTGGCATTATACATTCCTCTATTCATTATTCGGTTGTTCTGTTTCTGTTGATTCTTCTATTGGATCATCTGGCAAACTTGCTATAATCGCCTCTATTTTTTCTACAAGTAAATTTTTCACTTCTGTGAAAGAAGGATCATAAGGCATTCTTACATCAACCTTATCATAAAGAACTGATATAGTTTTAACTGGTTTTCCAGAGTTTAATCCATTAAGGATTCCTATCCATATTTGTTTCATATTATTATATTATTTTTTTTTAGAAATCACCAAGCTCACAAGTCCAACTTACTCTATCATCAGCATCAGCAAATGTTGATTGACCTACATATATTTTAGATTGAGTACCTAAACATAAGCCACCATTAAAATTAAATGTTGTATTTGGACCTACTATACCTGTACCGGGTGTTACTATTGGAAATACTGCTTCTCTATATAAATAATTTGTAAGATCATCTACATTTTGAATGTAAATTCTTATTGCCATAGCACTTGTTGGCGAACTCATAGTGCCGGTGGTTATTGCTGTGATTCTTTCTATTCTTGAACCATTTGATCCAGGTGTGCATAACAAGAACAAATTTCCTGTTGTTCCATCTCTACCTGAGGCAGCATTTGATATAGCAGATTGAACTCTCGGTGCTGCTATAAAAATTGGTGAATTATTAATTGACATAATTTTTTATTTTTTTTTATTTTTTTATCTAAAATTGTAACTTAAATATATTCCATAAGCCGGTGTTATTGAACCTGTTGCTCCTATTGATCCAGTCGCTCCTATTGAACCTGTCGGACCTATTGAACCTTGAACTCCTGCGCCTTGCGGACCTGTTGGTCCTATTGGACCTGGCACAGTTGAATCAGAACCTGTTGCTCCTTGTGGTCCGATAGGTCCTTGACTACCTGTATTACCAATAGGTCCGATAGGTCCTTGACTACCAGTATTTCCGATAGTTCCTTGACTACCTGTATTTCCGATAGGTCCGATAGGTCCTTGACTGCCTGTATCACCTTTATCACCTTTATCACCTTTTGCTCCTTGTGGTCCTTGTGGTCCTGCTACTACATCTGATAAGAAAGCGAGTGTACCTGTGCCATCTTGAAATGTTATTGTATTAACCGCTCCTGCTGTTGTCTGGTCAAAAACTAAATCAGTAAATCTACCATCTGATGGATCAACTTTTCTTATTTTTGTATCATCCATTTCGATATTAGATAATGCTGATTCAACTTTAACAGAAAATGCAGTTACTACTGATTGATTTAAACTATCAATAAGTTGAAGTCCAGATGAAACCAAAGTTCCTGATTCGCCACCTGAACCAGATGATTGAAATGCACCATTTAATAATTCTATACTTAAACTCGATGTATTACCTGATGTAAGTGTCTGTTGTAAATTACCACCAGTTATATCACTCAATAAAGCGATAGTACCACCATTATCAGGAAAGAAAATTGTTTTAGAAAGAGATTGTGTACCTTGATTGAAGTTTAATACAGTTTCAGCACCACTTACTTTATCTAATTTAACAATACTACTATTCTGAATACTAATAGAACTTGATGTATTACCAATTTCTATACCTTGATTATTTATTAATACTTCATCACCAATATTATTAGAAATGTTTATATTTGCTGCTCCAAGTGTGTTTGTGTTACCAAAATTATCATTCAAATCTATTAAACTACCTTCATATAATTGAAAGCCTAAACTCGCAGTATTACCTAATAAAAGTGTCTGTTGTAAATTACCACCACCAGATGATGCAGGAAATGTAAAGTCAAATATGGCACTAAAAGAATTACCAACATTTGTAACAGTTGGCACACTACCTGATGTACTTACAGAACCTACTTGTATAGTTGCTGCCGGTCCAGTAGGTCCTTGTGGTCCTACTAATCTTAATTGATTTGTTCCATTATTATAAGATGTAGTCCAACCTAAAATAGGTATCTGTGGTGTAGAACAAGGTGTATATTTATTTGGTACTTTAATTGTAATTGAAGCCATCCAACCATTTACATTATCATCTTCTACTTCAAAAACTGGTTGTAAATTAATATCACCATCAAACATCATACCTAAATCAGTATAATATGGATGTTGATCTATTTGTGTTATAAAGGTTTGTAATACGAACTGCATGTCTGATAGTAATTCATTAAAATTAGCATCACCTTTTGCTACTCTATCTAAGGCATAAACATTAAAGGTATGTAAATATACATTCATTCTACTCGCACCACCATTACCTGAACTTGTAACTGTTGAGTTAGTCGGTTCAACAGCAATTAAAGGATATCTTCTTTCATTAGCTGAGTTAATATTATATGATGTGCCAAAGAAATAATCGTTCACCATTTTGTTATTCATGGCTACCGAATAGAATATATCTATTATTTTATTTAGGCTTAATGTATTATTCATTTATTTTTTCTTTTTTATGTGGTACTCTTCTACTTTGTCTTGGTAATACCATAATGATAGTTGGTTAAGTGCCATTATATAATTTAGTTCAACTACTTGTTCAAATTTTGTTATATCATCTTTGGCTAATCTATTTATCATTGAGTGCCAACCAAATTCTTCTGGTATTTTTGGAGCAAATCCATCACCACCTCTACTTGAATATAACTTTTCGTATCTTTTGTCTATTTCAGCAATCCATTCAAAAAAAAATTAATGACTGGTATTACATCTACCAATTTCATAGATAGTATTACTCTTTTATTAGATTCAAAATCTAACGGATTTCTTTTTATTAACTTCCAATATTCTGTACCACCTTCTGTTACTTCTTTGGTAGCTGGTCTTATCATTACTGATGCTATATCAGCCAAATAATCCCAATCATTCTTTTTATTAGTTATCATTGTCTTTATATCACTCACTTCACCAACATTATAATCAAAAGCATTTTGTTTGTAACTATAATTGATACCACCTACTTCAAAATATAATGGTGGTGTAATGTTAACAGCATTTAAACTATTTAAACTATTCATTAATTCAACTAATGGTACAGCTAACTCACATAATTGACCATAAGACATCTCATCAAATACACCTATATCTACCTTTGCTAAAACTTCTACTAATTGTTGAGTTAGTATATCATCAGACATGGCTAACACCTTTTGTTTTTCTTGTATTTTGTTTAAATCAATAAACTGCCTCATAGTCATATCACTCCAATTGGTTGTCATATTATACTCAGCTTCTTCAAATTTGAATCTCATATTTATATATATTATTTTTGTGTTTATTATTTATATATTAAATTAATAAAATGGTTTTCTAAAAGAAACCTACATATTTTTTATCATATCTACCTCTTTTTTCTGTTGTATATATTGCATACCTCAATGCGTCCATAGCATCATCATATAATTTAACTGGCTCATCTAATATTTGTTCTTTATTTGTCTTCCAAGAATACATTTTAAACTCTTTCCATACATTTAAACTTGTCTTATCTACAAATATCTTATTCATTTTAACAGACATTATACCTTCTTTTACATCTTTGACTGCTTCTTTCATATTATAACCAGCACGCCTTAAATCTTCTATTATTTCTGGTCGTGCGTAATCGGCAAAACAATATTTCTTTTTATCTATACCTAAATTATTCATTTCTTTTATAATATCTTGACTGGTTAAATTGGATTTATATAATTCTTCTTTTACATAAACATTACCATCAGACCAACTTATTTTTAATAAACAAGTAGGGTGATTATAACCAAAATCTATACCATAACACCAATCATCAACTGGCGGCATTAATTCTATTTGCCTAAAATGTGTATATATTCTTGTGTTTGGTATAGGTCGCTCACCTAATGCGTATATTTTATAATAGTTCTCATCCACATTTATAAGGTTTGCTATTTCTTTTTTAATATCCTCACTTAAATAAATGTTATCTAAATATGTAGATTTAATTAATATAGCATTATCTTCTTTCATTAATTCGTATAAATAATGTTCGTCATCAGATGGATTAAAATCTATAAATAAACATTTAGAGGTTCTCATATTTAATTGTAAATAATCTTCTCGTGTCAGTTCGTTGCCTTCATTACAATAACATATATCTCTTTTTCTACCTCTTACCTTCTGACTATCATCTATTGAGAAAAACTCTATGCTTGCCTTATTCGAGAATATGTATCTTTGTTCTGTTTTATTATGGTTATTTATATCATATAATCCTAATTCATTCATTATCTCAACAAAATCTCGTAGTACAGAACCACGAAGCGCAGGAAAAGATTTTCTAACTACTGATACCTGTAACTTTGGTGTAACTAAACATAGATATATTAACAGTTGGATTATAGAATATGTTTTAGAACTTCTACTACCACCTTGATTACATATAAATCTTTTACCATTTTCATATGCTTTAAGATTGCGACTAAATACTACTGTATGTTGTATGTCTAAATTATCCTTCATCTGGTCCTAATAATCTTATTGTTTTAATACTAACTTCACCACTATGTTCTATTTTATCAACATAAAGTCCTTGTAGCTTGCTCAACTCTTGTCTTACCTTCAACTTATCAGCAATAGTTTCTGCCTGCTCCAATAATGTTTGCGTTTGTGCTATCGCCTCTTCTAATGCTGCCTTTCTTATATCTTTATACATATTAGCAATTATTGCCTGTGCGTCAGCTAAATAGTTATAAGCCTGTGCCTGTTTAACATTAGCCTCCTTCATTACATATTCTAAAATAGTAGAGGTAGAGGCTAAGTCTTTTATTCTCATCCTAACTACCTCTTCTATTAATTTATCTTTATCAAATCTCATATATTCTAATCCTTTATAATATATAGTTTATTTAATTAATTTTTTATATTGTTCCCAACTTTCAATCCTCTTTTCGGCTATCTTAAAATAATCAGCATCCATTTCCATACCTACAAATCTTCTACCTTCTAACATTGCTGCTATACCAGTTGAACCTGAACCCATAAAAGGTTCTAATACTATACCATTTTCAGGTGTAACTAATCTAATTAAATATGTCATAAGATTAATTGGCTTCATAGTAGGATGTGTAGATTTCATATCTTCTGGCACACCTAAATTGCGCTCCTTCTTAGAAACTTTTGCTACATAAAAAAAGCGACTTGCTCCACCTTTGTCAGAATAAGTTGATTCAGGACTTCTTTGTCCACCAGGAGAGTTTTTAACTACTCTACCATTGGCATCATTATTATATTGTTTATTAGATTTACTTGACTTACTCACACCACTTTGCTCATCCAATAATTGTGCTGCTTCTTCATCAAATATAATATTTGCTGGGAATCTACCTTCTGAATTACTTACTTGAATTTTTTGTTTCATACCTGCTCCACTTTTTCTTGTTTCATCATATTTATCCATCATTACCGCTTCTTTACCTTCAACAACTTTATTCTCACCATCTCCATAAGCACCTTCTATTCTACAACCATCAACATTAATACCACCTGTGCCCCATTTCATCATATTAGCAGCAACAGTCTTTTCACTTAAAGGTTTTCTTGCTACACAAATTGGCTCCACTGCTGGTTTGAGATTTGTCCCATAACCTTCATATGCTGAATTGCCTTTGGTTATATCTAATTCTTTTTTTAATCCATTACAATCAAAACTATCACAGTCTGTTTTATTCAATCTTTCATTTGGTGATTTACCAACAACTTCTCTTTTATTACCTTCAATCTTATCAACTGCTTTACCTATATTATGAGATTTTGGAAAGCCACTACCATATATCCACATTATCTGATCTCTTATCTCAAAGCCAGCATCTTCTATATTAACCACCATTCTGTGATAAGTTCTTGTACCACCAAATGATAAAATATGACCACCTGGTTTAAGAACTCTATATACTTCTGTCCAAAACTCTACTGATGGTACATCATAATCCCATTTTTTACCCATAAAGTTTAATCCATATGGTGGATCGGTTACTACACTATCAATAGAATTGTCTGGCAATTGTTTAAGGCTTGCCATATTATCACCTTGCATTAATTTAAATTGTTTCTTCATATTATTTATTTTTTTGTAATGTATATATTATTTTATTGCTTTCCTTTTTATTTACAATTGTGGTATATTTAGGTAAGTTTTTTAGCAATCTTACTATCTCATTTTTTTTATTAGAATCATCACTGCTATTTGGTTCCTGGCATATATAAATCTCTATACCTTCTTCTGTTATATATTTACTATAAGTATCATTTAATAGTTCATTTAATGAGTCTTGATTTGTTAAAGTAAAATAATATAAATTAAAGGCATCTTGACTAAAATCGTATATGTCGGTTTTAGTTTTGATGGTTAAATAATAGTTGTTAAGTTTTCTTTTCATATTTTTATTTATTTTTTAATTATTCATTATATATTCTTTAACTAAGTTCCACATTCTCAATATACTTGATGAGCAGCCACCACAGCTTGTATCAACCCAACTTAAATGTGTAGGGTCTATATATTTTTTATAAAGTTCAAATATCTTTTGCTTATCTTCTGATCCTGCTCCACCTGCTTTTAGTAGTCGCATTACGAAATCTTTTTCTTCTTGTGTTGGTTTCATATTATTTATTATTTTTATATACCTTATCTAATTCTGGTATTACTTCTTCGTTTATATATTTTTTAATCCTTTCTTTATAACCTGATTTAAAAAACCTATCTACATTTTTTATATCTAATAATGTGGTTGCATTTCTTTTTAACCTTTTTGTTACTTCATATCGCTTTTTTCTATATTCGCTCCAACACGGTTTACACATCCAATCAAAATCACCTTGTATACCACAATCTTTACATGTTCTAAAATCGCTCATATTCTATTTTAGCTTCTATTTTACTCCACAAATAACCTATAAATGATACAGTAGCCGCAGTTATAATTGAATGAGTCCATATTAAACCAATCCAAAAAGACATACACATTAGGCAGCTAAATGGTAATACTATAATGCTAATTATAAGCGAAAATAAAGCATTTAATTTTTTAATGGGTATCATATCAAATATCATTTTTATAGGGCTAAAATGCGTTAATAACCAGCTTAAAATGAATATATTAAATAGTGTTATCATATAGATTCTTGTATTAATTTTTTGGTTTTCAATACCGAATTTCTCACGGTTTGATAATTTATATTTATTATAGTTTGTATCTGTTGATATGTTTTAGGTTCAGTTATCTCATTTGTTACAGGACATATACCATAATATAGTTTAAACAAGATGGCATCTACAAAGTGTATATTATTTAATATATTTAACACCTTCATTAATATAATTCTTGTGTTTATCACTACCATTGGTTCATCTTCTACTTCTGGTAAATCGTCGGGATATATAAATTTTTTGTTTTTATAATCTTTGGTAAATGAACTCGTATTACTTTTAAGTTGATTATTCATAATACCTATTATAAATTTACCTAATTCATTTTTATTATATAATTCTACAACTTTATCCCATTTATTTTCTATCATTTCCATAATGATGAGCCAAATATGGCTTCTAAAATCATCTCTATATTCATATTCTATTTTATTAAAATATTGATTAATAATTTGGTTATTTAATATGTAATCCAATATTTCAGTCCTTAAAGTAATCTCTGTGTTGATATTCATTTCGTAATTTTTTAAAAATATGTAGGTTTTTTGCTGCTTCATATTCTTGTAGTTGTTCTGCTTTTTCCATTAATTCATCTACTATACCATTTATATATTGAAGACATTTTAGGTATAATACTGATGAAGCAATTGGTTCAAATCCATTTGCTGCCATTACTTCAAAATCTATTAAAAATCTAAAAATATCCTTTTCGTTTAAGAAAATTGGTTTAATTAAATAGGTTAATTCTGATACTAAGGCGCATATTGTACTATATGGTAACTTATGTGCCTTTGTTCTTATATTTATAAAGTCAGGTACTTGATTGGATTCTTCGATGCAAAAGTTAAATAATTCGCTTATTCCTGTATTTTTTGTCATTTTGTAATAATATTTGTATTTTTAACAAAATTATATCATCTTCCATTTCTTGATTTGTATAATTTGGTAATATCCTTTTTAGTGTAAAAAGTATTTTTTGTTTTCTGGTTAATATTTTTTCATAATTCATATATTATATATTATATTTAAAATATGTATTTATGATGGATTATTTATTCTTTGCCATTCATCTGCTGCTTGTTTTATTTTATTATAATCCATTAACATAAGTAACATATTATAAAATGGCTCTGCTAATTCTTGTATAGTTTTACCATCTTCTGCTTGTATTAAATACCAATCACCACATTTACTACAAAACTTTTCTGGTATGTTTATTTTTGTTAATTTATATTTCATATATATTGTAATATGGTTTCCATATTCGTAAATTCTTCATTAGGTGAATAAAATAGGTATAGAACTTTGGCATTATATTCAGTTTTAAATCTGTTGTTTTTAATAATATTTATTTGTTTTTTATGTTTAGGCATATTTATATAAGATATTGGTTTTACTTGTATACCTATTATAGTATTATTATGTTTGATTACAAGGTCAACTGAATAATTACAATCTATATCGCTTGTTGCCTTTTTTATATTATAATTATGTTTAAGGAGTTCGTATGCTTTATTCTCCATTTTAAATCCTTTAAATGAGTTAACAACAAATAGGCTATATTGGAAATTGATGCATTCTTCTAATGATGATTGGTAATTTTCTTGTATGCTTGCTTCAAATAATTCTTTACCATATTGTTGTATTTTATCTTTACCAATAAAATTTAATAAATCTTCTTCGCTGTCAAATTTATTATTATTTATTATGTTGTTCATGCTAAATCCACATTTTTTAGGATTATTAATACCATATTTTTCGTTAATTGTATTTAGTTTACCACCTGTTTTTATATAATTCATACCATATATATAAAAATATATGGCTCTCCTATATGGACTATTTATGGTTAAACAAAAATTATTTTTATGGTATAATAAATTCT